GTTCGACATGTGTTTCCAACTTGATCATCAAGCCCAGACGCTCGAAGTCTTGTTTTCCGGGCGGTGTTCCGTTAACGCCGAAGTCTCCATCATCTCCTTCGACAACACCGTCCACGTCAGTGCACCCTGCTTTTTCGCACACGAACAACATGGAGAGACAGTTATCAACACCGTTCCCCAATGACGTACACATTTCGCCGGACATTCGGGTAGCTTCAAGCTCCACAAAAAAGTCTCGGAATTTACACCAGTTCTTTCCAGCCAGAACTTCCTTAACCAGCGGCATCCACCACGTCGCGTCCGGAAGGAACTGTGTCATGTACTGGTACACAACAAATTCGCTCACCTCCATTCGCTTCTTGACAAATGACGCCTCGTAGGCAGTATGATCGGTTGACAGTCTGACCTGATAGGCACCCAAGCGCTGCTTGATATACGATGCCCTCTCTGCCACCGGGATGTGTTTAATGAAGTGCTTGTTCTGGTATACAACCTCCTCAATCAGCTTAAAGATCGGTCCGACGATACACTTGAACCCGTCTGACCTGCTGTTGATCCCACGATTGTACTTATATTCACTGTACACCTCATCTTTCATGAACGACGACAGTTCACGGAGCCTTTGTTCCCACACATTGTCAACACATTTCCAACTAGACAACAACTCCTCCTTTCTCCAGGCGGGGTAGTTTGTGTGGGCGAGCCATCTTTCTACAGAGGTATCGGCATCAGGGCTCAAAGGAACTAAATTTTTCTGACACCATCTCAACACGAACGCGCCGTATTCTCCCAATAAACTAGAGTCCGGCTCAGGTGGGCGGATGGCAAAGCGTTTGACAACGCCTGCCACCATGGACATGGGGTCATGGGGATCTGGGTGAGGCATGGCATGGCCTAGGAACACCGGTCCCATAGACACCGCTACCACTGGACGAACCCGAAGGTCTACCTGCCGCGGAACCGAAATCAAGGCATTTCTCTTCATAGCCTTCAACTCCGGCAGCGGCACCTCTCCAAACCTATAACCCCAAGCCCACAACCGCCCTACTGGGATTGCGCGCTCGGAAAATCCACAATGCGGGGGTGAAGAACCTGGTTAATCATGCGCAGGTACATAGCATACACAAGGTAAGCTGAATCCTGAACAACGTTGATACCCATCAACGGCAGATACCGGTCGAAGTTGACGCTTTGAAGACGCGACGCAACCTCATTAATCCTCTCCCACACCACATAGCGGTCCGAACTTTGTCGCATATTGGCAGCCACCATGAGCTGCACACAAATCTCGAATGATACGTAGAGGACGCGACTGTCCCCCCATACTCCAAATAGACCTTTCCTGCCAGACAAGCGCACCATCCCGTAGGCGGCGGACAGGTGTTTGAGATCGAGCAAAGCTGAGGCATCGGGTCTGTGATCCTCATGCTCGTGGTGGTAGTCTCCGACGTAGGTCAAACGAAATCCTCGCCAGCACACTTTTCCCACCGCATACGAGCAGACAGCACCTCCCAGTGCCAGGGCCCCTGCTAACATGCGACGGCCAGACTTGGCAGCGATCGCAGTCACAAGAGTTCCCACAGACGCAGTGGC